GTGAACAGTTGCGGCGGCGAAGCTGCTGGCTGTTTCGAGCTGTGCGACGACATCTACGCGGCTCGCGCCGACAAGCCGATCATGGCCGTGGTCGATTCGGATTCGTATTCTGCGGCTTACGCCATCGCCAGCGCCGCATCGCGGATCGTCGTCACGCCGTCAGGTGGTGCGGGCAGCATCGGCGTGGTCGCCATGCACGTCAGCTACGAGAAGATGCTGGAAGAGGCGGGGCTCAAAGTAACTTATATTTTTGCTGGCGATCACAAGGTCGACGGCAACCCTTATCAAGATTTACCGGACACCGTGAAGGCCGACATTCAGGCCCGCGTGAACAAGTCCCGTGACGCATTCGTGGCCCAGGTTGCTCGCAACCGAGGTCTCGATCCCCAGGCCGTGCTCGACACGCAAGCACGTATTTATCGCGCCGATGACGCGCTCGGCCTGGGTTTAATTGACGCTGTGCAACCACCTAATCAGGCGGTGCAGGCGTTTTTCGACGAGCTTCCCGGCTCGGACACCAACCAGGAGCAAGCAATGGCAAATGCAGAGAAAAAGCCGGGCGTCGAAAACGCCGATACTACGGCCGAAGTAGATACCACGAAGATCGCGGCAGACGCACGCCTCGCCGAGCGTGAACGCATGGACGGCATCACAGGCTGCGACGAAGCAAAAACTCGTCCGGCCCTGGCTAGTCATATCGCGTTTAAGACCGACATGTCGGTTGACGACGCGAAGGTGATGCTGGCGGCGGCTGCTTCCGAAAAACAGGAAACGGCTTCGGTCGAAAAGCCTGTCAAAGAAGGGGCAAGCGCTTTCAACGCAGCGATGGACAAGAGCGAACACCCGAATGTTGGAGCGGGAGGCGCTGGCGAATCAGGCTCGGGCAACGAACCGTCCGCGACTGCTCGCATCCTGGCTGCACAGGAGCGTGCAACCGGCCGCAAGGTCGAGACCAAGCACTGATCTACGAGTCTGACCGGCAGGTCGAACCCCTTTCATATTCAAGGAGAACATAATGGCTAACATCGACAACATGGACGATCTTGCTTCGTCCAATCTGACTTACGGCAGCTACACGCCGTTCCAGCTTTTCGCAGGCGATCAAGATACCGTCACCAGCAACGACCCGGTCGCCCCGAACACCGCGATCGCGAAGTTCCAAGTGGTTGCTAGGAACGCAGCGGGCCAGCTCGTGCCGCATGCGCCGGCTGCTTCGGACACGACCAAAGTGGCTATCGGGATCGCGTGCCAGCCGCTCGCGTCGAATGCCGCAGCGGTGCGTCTGCCGTACTACATCGGTGGCGCGTTCAACCATGCTGCATTGGTATGGGACGCTACACTGACAACCCTGGCACAACGCAAGGCCGTGTTCGATCGCACGCCAATTTCGATCAACCAGCTCGGGTCGCTGACCGACTAAGCCGCAAGGCTTTCGGTCTATGCAATTCGATCAATCAATACCTACTAGGAGAAAGTAATGGAAATCTACAGCACCGAAGAGCTGATTGGCGTTATTTACGCACAAGAACCGCTCGTACCTTACTGGTTGAACTTCTTTCCCGGCGAAATGACTTTCGAGCGCGAACAGATCGACTTCGACATGGTTGGCGACGATCGCCGCCTCGCGCCGTTCGTTGCTCCGAACGTGCAGGGTAAGGTCATGCGCGACAAGGGTTACACGACCAAGTCGTTCAAGCCTGCTTACGTCAAGCCGAAACACGTTGTTGACCCGAGCCGCGCCATCAAGCGCCGCGCTGGCGAACCTTTGCTCGGAACGCTGTCTTTGCAGGATCGCTTCGACGCTGTCGTTGCTGAGAACCTGATGTGGGAGCGCAAGGCGATCGAACGCCGACTGGAATGGATGGCGGCGCAAGCGGTAATTCACGGAGCGGTCACAGTGGTCGGCGACGACTATCCTGCGGTAACAGTCGATTTTGGTCGCGACCCGAGCCTGACGATTGCCCTGGCCGGCGCTGCAAAGTGGGTTTCGACCAATACGGGCGTCAACCCGCTGAAGGACTTGGAAGACGCCCGTCGTCAGGTGCATCGTTTGGCAAAGAGCGGGGTCACGCGCCTCACTTTCGGTCTGGATGCCTGGGATGCCTTTACATCGTTCGATACCGTTCGCGAACTGCTGCACAACACCTATCGCGGCAGCGATACGGAGTTCAATCGCGCAGTCTCCGATGGATCGCCGCAAGAATATCGCGGCTTCATCAGCGGTCAGAACGGCATGGGTCGACTGGAGCTGTGGACTTACGACGATGAGTACGAAGAAGAGAACGGCACAATGGTTCCGTTCTTGGATTCGGGCACAGTCGTCGGTACGGGTCCAGGTCTGCAAGGCGTGCAGTGCTTCGGTGCGATCCGCGATCGTGCTGCGCTGCGTGCCATGCGGATGTTCCCCAAGATGTACGAGGAAAACGACCCAAGCACCGTCTATACGCTGACCCAAAGCGCTCCGCTGGTCGTTCCGGCACAGCCGAACGCTTGCTTTGCGATGAAGGTGGTCTAACGACCGGCCTTCGACTTGAGTATCGGCCCGCTACGGCGGGCCGTATTCGAAGCAGCACCCGACCCATTTTCAGGAGAGCATTATGCCTAAACGTATTCCCAACAACACCATCATCGTCATGCGCGATGGTAAGCGTGTGAAGCCCGAGATCGGCAAGCCGTTCGACTTCACACCCGATGAACTCGCCAGCATCAACGCCTCGAACCCGAAGGCGCTGCGTCACCCTATCAACGAGAGCACTGACGCGCCTGCTGACGCGCCTGCTGACGCGCCTGCTGACAAGGCTGACGACGCCGCCGAGGCAGATGCCGCCGACAACGGCGATGCGCCTGTCCCATCGGCCAAGGGTGGCAAGAAGGCTGCTGCCGGCAAGGCCGACAAGGCCGAAGACCTGTAATGGGATTCGACTTTGCCGATCTGAAGCAGTTCAGCCGCCAGCAATTGCACGACACGCTGGCGGTAGCTGCTTTGTACAGCCATCCCACGTTGGCCGATCCGGTTGACGTGGGTGTGCGCTGGCACGACAGAATTATCCAATTCGGCGATCTACAGCACGGCGGCATGAGCAATGAAGGTTACGCAGAAGTTATTGAAGGCATCGACCAGCTTGTATTTGATCGGGGCGAACTGGTTACGAAAGCTCTGGTCCTCGTGCGCGGCGGCATTGTCGAAATTCCGCAGTACGAATTGAAATTTGCCTTGGACACCAGGAAGCCGATCGACGGCCCGGTGAACGAGGCTTGGCAGGTAACGCGAGTATGAGCCTCACTGTCACAAGCGACGCCCTGGCCGATCTGTCGCGCTATATCGATACCCTGCCTGGAGTCTCGCGCCGCGCTGCTCGCTTGGCGATCAACGATGTCGCCACGGGCAAAGGCATGACGCTGCTCCGTAAGCTCATCAACAATCAGGTGAACTTCCCTAGTGGCTACGTCAACAACACCCGCCTTTCCGTAAAACGCAAGGCGACTGACCAGCTTCTTGAGGCCGTCATTGCTGCACGCATGCGGCCGACGAGCCTTGCTCGCTTTGCTCCAGGGCAAACGCCTGAGAATACACGCCGCAGTGGCGTGCGGGTGCAGGTCAAGGGTGGCGGCAAGCTCATTAAGCAGGCGTTCTTGATGAGGCTGAAGGCGGGTAAGGCGTTATCCGATGAGAATTTCAATATGGGCTTGGCGGTTCGATTGAAGCCGGGCGAACAGATTCCAAACAAGACGAAGCAGCTTCATATCGAGAGCAACTTGTATCTGCTCTACGGCCCATCAGTCGATCAGGTATTTAGCGGCGTAGCCGACGAGGCCGCGCCCGAACTGGCAGATGAGGTAGAGACTGAATTCCTGCGTCAATTCGCGAGGCTATCAAATGAATGATTGTAAGCAACTCGCAATTTTAAAACGCCTGTCGGCATGGCTGGAAGGAATAACGCCGGCCAACGGGTACGAGTTTGATTTAACAGGCGCAGTGTTCCGTGGCCGAGCAGTTTTCGGCAGCGATACCCCTGTGCCGTGCCTCTCGTTACTTGAGGCACCGAAACCCGAAGTCGCAATGGGCGCAGCAGAGAACGATGTTCTCCTGGCCGGCGAGTGGTTTCTGTTTCTGCAAGGATGGGCACCCGATGATATCCAGAATCCAACCGATCCCGCTTATCAACTTAAAGCAGCGGTCGAGATGCGATTATCTGATATAATTCGGACCAAACCGGGTAAAGGCACGCCGGAAATACCGGAAGCCTACTTTCTTGGCGGGTTGATTACTGGCTTCGGCATCGGTCCCGGTGTTGTACGCCCAGCGGACAATCCTTCAAGCAAGGCATTCTTCTACATACCGTTGAAGGTTTGCCTTGTAACCGATGTCAGGAATCCATTTGGCGCGACCTGACAAACAACCAATTGTAGTCACTTCAACAGAGGGTAATCATGGCACAAGAAAATAACTACGTATTAGGTCGCGGCCGGTTGTACTTCGATCGTTTCGTGGATGGCTCCAAGACCAAGACCGGCGAGCTGTACTTCGGCAACACGCCGTCGCTGACGGTCACTCAGAACAACACTGCGCTGGATCACTACAGCTCGGAAAGTGGTCTGAAGATCAAGGATGCCAGCGTGACGTTGCAAAACGACATGACCGGCGCATTCGCGACCGACAACATCAACCAGGATAACTTGGCTCTGTGGTTTCTCGGTACGAGTGAGACCGTCACCCAGGCAGCGGCTACGGCACTGAGCGACACGTTCGCGGCAGTCAAGCTCGGCCGGTTCTATCAGCTCGGCGCATCCGAGGCCACACCATCGGGCGCTCGCAGCGTGACGAACGTCGTCGTTAAAAAGGGTCCGGCTCCTGGCACTGCGGTTACGCCTACCGGCAACCTGGACTTGAGCGATCTGGCGAATGGCCGCATCTATGTCGAACCCGATGCTACCGACATCGTCGACGGTGACGATCTGATTGTCACTTACGACCTGGACGCGTCTACTCGCACCCTGACCATCGCCAAGGGCACCCAGATTTACGGCGCACTGCGTTTCATCTCCGACAACGGCGTGGGCGGGCAGCGGAATCACTACTATCCGTATTGCAAGCTGACATCGAACGGCGATTACGCGCTCAAGGGCGATGATTGGCAGACAGCAAGTTTCAGCTTGGAATTCCTGAAGCTGAACGATGCTACCGATCGCGCCTATATCGATGGCGTCGCGTCAGTGACACCATAAGGGGCTGACGATGGCACTCTCAGACTATCGTCCAGAGACCGCCGAGATCGTCTTCAAGGGAGGCTCCTTCAACGTGAAGGGATTGACCCTTGAAGACGTTTCGTCGCTGATCCGCACGCACTTGCCGGACATGGAATCGCTTTTCGACATGTACCAACAGTCGGCAGGCGACGTGTTCGCCAACGGCGCTGCGGAACGCCTCATTCTGAAGTTGGCGAAAGACGCGCCAGCACTTACCGCCAACGTCATCGCCTGTGCATCGGGGGAGCCGGACAGCGTTGACGCTGCTCGTGCGCTTTCGCTGCCGTTACAGGTGCGAGCGTTGACCGAAATAGGCCGGCTAACATTCGAGGATGCTGGCGGCCCAAAAAAGTTCTTCGAGTCCCTGATGGCGCTGACCGGGAACATAATTCCCCCGGCGCTGATAGCAGGGACGAACAAGAAGGCCCGGTAATTCGGATATTCAGGGGGCTTCGGCGCGACGCCAGCCTCTTGATGTCGGAAGGGCACCACGCAGCGAGGCAGTACCCGTTGGCGGTCTTGTGGTCGGAAGCCCGCATCGCTCGGAAACGCATCAACGAGCGATTCGCAACGGAAGCCTCGCTGACCTACGCAGCAATTGTCGATGTTCTCGGTGGCAAGAATACCTTGGGCAACGCACTAAAGAGACTACGAGATGGCGACTGAACGTAAGGACGTTGAGCTAATCCTTCGTGCGAAGGACATGGGAAGCAAGTCTTTCCAGGATGTCGCCGCCGCAGTCGATAAAGTAACGCAATCGCTGGATGAACAAACGCAAGCAGCTCGCCGGGGTGAAGCCTCG